CAGGAATTAAGAGCCGTGTTGGTACTAGGGACTCCAAAAGCATTATAAACCGTGCTAGCACCTTGAGTGGCTAATGATGTAGTAATATCACTCGAAAAGTAATAACCGCCTGACATAGCAGGTGGCAACCTAGGTTTAATCAGATGTACTTTATAAGTAACATAAAGATCACCAATCACCAGGTTGGTATCAGCAGTGGCCACAGTAGCGATGGTGAAATTCCCCACATCATACAGAGCAATAGACTGGCCACTCGGGACGTCACCGGTACGTATGAAATACTTCTTCATATAATCCGCACTACCAAGCGCTGAATTATGCTGTAAAGGTAACCACGCGTTAACCGCTGACATTCCAGAGTAATTGGCAAGTTCTTCTACCCCCGTAAATGTAGCATCCGCCGCATCGTACTGTGTACACATATAGACCCTACCTGTTGTTGACGAAGAGCAAGACGGAACATACTCCCACAACATTGATACCACTCGATATTGCTCAAAGTTACTAGCAACAGCCCCGAGCCACGGAAAACTATCCGTAAGTCCAGGCTGAATACTATACACTGTTTGAGCAAACGCCCCGGCAGTATTTGCAGTTTGAATAGGCTGTAAGTATTCTTTATGCTCAACGACAAAAGAAAACTCACTCTTGGCTCGTTGTATTGTAAAACCCTTAGACACCGGTGCAGGACGCACCGACATCTTAACGTCTTGCAAACCAACTTGCTGACGAGTTTTCTTCTTGGTCTTCTTCTTCTTAGGCTGCGTAACCAGAACGGCCTTAACGGCTTTCTTCTTCTTCTTCCCACTGCTCGCATTCATTATGTGGTTTTGTGTCACTCCGCTAACACCAGATTGGTCACATTTCGCATTTAAGACAAGCAGGTTCCTAACTGTCTCCATTAAAGGACACAGCATAGGATGCCACCGCATCTCATATGCAAATTGGTTCAATCTCTCCTCAAAATCTCGTGAAGCATGCAACAATCTAAATGTTGCCCGCGCCCAGTTTTGTGGCACTCCCGTAACAATACTATCCACCCTAGCAACTCTAGTACTACAGAACTCGAAGCCACCAACAGATGGTTGAAACATCTTAATGGTGTGCCCCAATCCTCGATAGCGAGCTATCATTTCAGTCGGCTCAATATCTGTATCCTCAACGGAATCATCTCCCATTGCAAACACATTTCTTGACCCAACTAAACAGGCAGCTAGCACACGCACTCTAGAATTACCAGCACTAGTATTATACGAACCACTACAACGCTTACCAGGTACTCCCTGAGCTACAAAGCGGCCATCAGACAACATAAACAACGACCACATCTCACAATGGGCCCTAGCCCGCAAAGCATGGTGAAACTCACTACCAACCGAACCGGCTAGTTGTGCTCGGAAATCCGCTTCCCAATACATCTCCCAAGATTGCATGCTAAAGTCCCATCCTGAAACATCAGCTTCACATGGATTTACAAACTGTTG